ACGTCTTAAATGGCGTTTTTTTTTGGTTATTACTTATTGACGGTGGGTTTAACGATTCTTTGCATTAATTGCTCATGAGTAAACCGCCCTTTGTCGCTGATTGGTGTCACGCGCGGGATCAATAAGCACATACAATGCGGGTGGGCTTTATGGTGTGGCACTGTCTCTTTTGTAAATATGCCCTTGCCCAACCCCATTTCAACATTGGCATAAACATCACAAATATCTGAGACCGGATGGCTGCCCGATAAGCGCCATTGAAAGCCAATAATCGAGTCATCGCCCTCAACACTGGCAATCACCGCCCGATGCATGGCCGTTGCCATCTCGGTACGGGCAATGCGCTTAAGGCTGTAGAGCTGTTTGTCATACAGCCACCATTTAACGGCCTTGTCGGCTAATAGCTCATTGCCTTTGGCAACTGCCAGCCGTATTTGGCTAAATACTCGCTCGGCGGCGGCCTTAGACCCATTAGCTTTTAATCCTAACAGCCTATCCTCCACATCGCTAACAGTAGCCTCCCAAGCTGCTTTTGCGCTGGGATCATGGATTAGCTCAACCGCAGATTTATGCAGCGCTTTAACCCAGTCGTCTTTGTAAGTTTCAACGATTTTAAAACGCTGGCTGCCGCTTGCGCGCGCAATGGTGCGCTGCATGTCATAAACCAGCTTATTAACGCCTGCGCCTTGTTTTATGCCGCTTTGCAGGGTTTTGGTTAAACCGGCCTTGACATTGCCTTGCCAATTCCACAGCCGATCAGACAGCGTCAAGCCGTCCGGCCATTGCTCTATAAATGCGTCCTCTGCCAGTTTGGCAACGGTGGCGCTTTGCAGGTTAACCGGCATGGTTACGGCGGCAACCGTGGCGGCGTTAACAATGCCGGTTTTAATGGCATCCTGCATAGCTGTTAAATAGCGGGTTAATTCGGCTTGTATTTCCGGCGTGACTTGCTGGCCGCTGTCTTGCAGTTGTGCAGCAAGGGTGGCAACAAAGGCTTGGGCGTCACCTGCAATATTGCCTTCATGCTTAAGTATTTCTTGAGCCAGGCGCTTATAGAGGTCGGGGTAATCAGTCATTGTCTAAGGCGTGTAATTCGGCCATTTTCGCCAGCCATAAGGCTTGGGCTCGGTTTAGCCTAGATGACACAACAAACAAGCTGTCATCGGCTTTGTAAGTACCGACAATCAGCACATCATCTAAAAGCTCCACGTCCTGCAAGGCCGATTGCAGCGCTTGTTTGCAGCTTAGTGTTGTAGTGTTTGGAAATTTGCTGACTGTCACAGGCCCGCCTGTTTTGCTACCCGATCGCCATAAGTATCACCCGCTGCATCAATCTCGTCATCAATGGCGGTCATAGTGCTGGGCGCAGCGTCGTTGCCTAATATTTGTTTGGCCAGGCGTTTTTTAATGGCCTTGTCAAACTCTGCGCCCATGCCTAGGGTGACGGCATCCAGCGCGGTGCTAATGGCGGATTGCAGGTCGGTTAAGTTGAAATCGGTTGGATAAACGAGGTTTCCGGTAAAGGTTTTGCCTTGCCATAGATTGACCAGGGTGGCGATTTCGTTTTCTGCGGTCTCACACATTTCGGCCATCCCACGTAAGCTGCTGTTAGCTTCTTGAAAATGGAAGCTTAACGCCACGCCGCTTTGCTGCACACCGCCGACAAATTCCAAATTCGCCACCCGGTAAATATCGGTAACAGTCGCTTCGATTTGTTGCATGTACAAGTTAACCGGGTCCGGCGGCGGGGCGACAAACTCAGGCCTTCCGCCACCTAAAGGGCTATAGGTTAGCGCGTTCTCGGTGCCGATTTGCAAGTCTTTAAGCTTTTCTCGCTCGCTGTTATCACTGACGGGCAAGGCTAATATTGCAAAGGTTTGCGCCCGAAACAGCTCGCGCAACTCAGAGCGTAAATTAAACAGATCCCAATTGAGCCCGGCCAGATCGTAGACCCAGCTTTGTGACCGGCTGTCGGTGGGGTTTAGCGGTTTAGCGATATGCAGCCGCACCACCGGCACCCGGCCTAAGCCATAATTGCCGCCATCCAAAAAGCCGTCACCATTTTGTTTTTTGCTCAATGTCCAGCCGGTGCGGGTGTAAGTGCGATAGATCGTCTCATTACCGGCCATTTCGGAAAAAGTTACCGATTCCCACGCGCCATTGCTGTCTTTAGTTTCGTCGGCCAATTGCCCTGTCATCCGCAAGGCCAGGTATGGCGATGCTTGGGTGGCGCGGGTATCGCCTTGGGTTTTAGGTTTATCAACAATGACGTACACGGTGCCCAGTATCATCGCCAGGCGTTGATAAGCAAATAGTAACGAGTCCAGCTTAGTGCCTGCGCCGTCAGCGTTGGCGCTAAAGGCGTTGTAAATATCATCAACCTCGCGGCTGGGTGACTGTCGCCATAAAAAGCCCATCATTACATCGACAATTTTGCGGGTAAAGTTGGGGTAAACCGCCAGCTCTTTTCGGGCTGCCAGCTTGGTGTCTGACTCGCGCGGATGTTTGATTAAATACTCGCCAGTCGCAAAGCCACCTTGGCCGCTGTAAGCGTCGAGTAAAAACTGGTCTGATGTGCGGTCTATAGCCATTTTAGCCTCATGGGTGTGTAGATGTCGCCTGATGTACTGGTATCAGCAGCATGCACGCCAAGCGCAAGCCCCCAAAACCTATCGGCATGGCCGTTTTCTGAGCGTTCTGCAGTAAATCTGATATTTCCGGCAAGCGTGGTCACTTTGGTGACGGCTCGCAAATCGGCTCGTATTTTTGGGTTATAAGGCAGGCGTAGTTTCTGGTCTTCCATACGTCCACGCACTGGGTAGGCCAGCACTTCTTTAACGCGGTTGGTAAAGGTAACGCCCTCAACACGGTATTGCCCAAACTGTTTGACGGCGTCATCTGCCCAGCCGATACCCAAGCCAGTAGCATCAATACAGGTTCGTTCCATTAGGGCCATTATCGGCCACAGCACATTTTCTTGGTCGGGCTTGCTCATGTTTTGCAGCTCAATCACTTTGCGGGTGTACAGCACATCGCCCAGCAATTCAAACACCCATAACACGGTTAAATCTTTCTTGCGGCCAATATCCAGCCCGGCGAATAAACGCCCGCCACGGCGGCGGATCTCCTCTAAATCGGTTTCCCATTGTTCGTGCTCGGCATACTCACAGCGGGCGATTAAGTCATATTCTAAAAATGCCGAATCATCATCAGCAGGCTCGCACATGTATTCTTGCTGAAAACTTTCTTCATCCGCACAACCGGCCTTGATAAAATCAAAATAAGCCGCCTCATCCATCGGCTGTACTTCATGCTCATCCGGTAACGCCTTCTGCAATTTCCACAAAAAGCCCTCGTCCAGAGCATCTTGCAAGGTCACTCGATGCAAGCTGATATTCTTCGGATTATTGTGCTCTCGCACTTCACGAATCAGCCCATTAAAAAAGTTATGACTGCCACGGTGGGTGCTGATCAACTCCATCGAGCCGCCCCAAGTAATACCGGGATAAGCGATAGACCACAGCTTGCGTGGGTCTGGATGCAAAGCAAACTCGTCCAAGATACGCCCACCGCGTTTACCGGCTTGGGCATCTGGATTGGATGACATGCTGTGTATGCGCTTACCGCTGGCGAATTCCAGCACATACGCAGTTAATTTTGTTTTTTCATCAATGACCTTTTCGCCCAAATCGTTGGCGGCAATTTGCAGGATATTTGCCCACATCTTGCAGTCTTCAATAAATAGCCTGGCTTGCAGATCGTCGCGACTTGATACCCATTGGTCCCACTTATTACCCGCCATGGCGGTGCGCTCATCAGCCGCATACGCCGTGGACCAGCTCACGCCTATCTGTCTGGATTTCTCCATCAACTTAAGCCGCGAATTGTCTTTAATCCAGCGCTCTTGAAAGGGCAGGAAAATAGCCGATGTGTTGGCGGGGACTATCTTGGCTGGCATTAGGCAGACATCCCCAGGGCTTCACGAATACGGCCAATGCCCTGCTCTGATACGCCCTCGGCTTTAGCGGCAACCGTGACCAGGCGCGCGGCTTCTTCGCGCTCTTGGCGCCTAATGCGCTCCTCATTATCAATGGCCCACTTCTTTTGCAAGGTGCTGGCTTTGGTCATATCCAGCACCGACCGTGCCGCCTCTTTGAGTAACGCCACCCGCTCGCCGGGCTCGGCCTCGTCCAGATCTTGCAAACTTACCATTACATCAAACAACTCGGATTGCACCAGGGAGATAACTGCCGCAGATCGCAAATCGCTATCATCCGGCGCGGCTTCGGCAATCATGCGGGCGGCCTCGGTGCTGTTGCGCACCGCTTGAAGCTTGCGTTTTAGCTTGGCCCCGTGGCGGTAAGCCGCAGAGCGGCTAATGTCAAAGCCGTTGGCGGTTAACCAGTCTACAAAGCCGTCATAGTCGGCAAAGTTGCGGCGGATTAACTCGCGCTCAAATTCGGTGCGCTGTTCCGAGGTTAGGCTGTCGATTAGGCTCGGCTTAGGCATGATTTACCTTTACCTTCAGCTGTACAAAGATAAAATTAAACACATAGATATAGGCTGTCTTTGAGTCGTTTAGATAACGATCCATGCCGATACCAAATACAGGGTGCCACGCATAGCGGATTAAAAACGGAGCTAATAAACGCCAACCCGTTAGCCAAAACGTATGTACGATCGCTTTGTTAGGCATCGAAATATTGCTCCGGTCTGGCAATGCCCGGCTCCACAGCCACGGTGTATTCGACCACGTCAACGCCATAGCGAATAATCTCGCAAAACCAGCGGCCATCTGGGCGCTTGTCGATATGTACC